AATGGCTTAAACTTAACGCAGGCTATTGAAACATACCAAAGTCAAATTAAAAGCGAGGCTGAAATTGCTGCTATTATGGCAAGTGATGTGGCTGCTGCGACTGAAACTTTTGAGAAGAAAATTGATATTGTTGTTACAATTAAACAACTACCGAAATCAAAAGGGACTGCATTAGAGCAATTTTTGAACTCTCTCGGTGTTGAATTTACTGTTGAGGTGGTTAAATAATGAAAAAATCAGAAATCTTAAAAAATTATTCTAACAAAACAGGCATAAGTTACAAACATCAAGATTTGTTTGTAGGCGATGTCTATGAGGGCGAATTGGGGGTAAGAGGTATTGTTATCTCTAAAACCCTTGAGGACGGTAGCACAAAGTATTATTTTAAGAAAACGAATAATTGTGAGCATGCCCTACCCGAATGTCGTGCCGGAATGAACAATGGAACTTTTATAGCCAATGTTGTGCAAGACGAGGAACTTATGAAAACTTTTATTGACGCTGGCATTATTATTGATGATGATAACGAAACTGAAAATAAGGAAACTGAAACTATGGCAAAAGAAGAAACTAAAGCGGCAGAACAACCAAAAGAAGTGCCTACGCCTCCTGTTGCTCCTGCTAAAGAAGAAAAGCCCAAAAAGGCAACTAAAAAGGCTGAAACAAAATCAGAAGTAAAGGAAGAACCTAAAACGGCTGAAACTAAACCTAAAAACATTCTTGAAAAAATTAGTGCTGTTCGTGCTGCTTGGTCAAAAGAAGATATTGACAAGCAGGGTAAAGGTCGTGCTGGTGGCGGTGCAAAATATGATTATTACAAACCGCAGCAGATTATTGATTTCTGCTTAAAACATGAACTTGAAAATCGTTTGTATTCAAGATTTACAGTTATGGAAGATAGATGTTATTATGAAGTAATCAATATGGATAATATACAAGAAACCGAAATTGTGTCTTGTCCGTTTGATGTACCACGCAAAATGGCTGCCAGCGAGGCACAACAGGTTGGTGCTGCTATGACATATTACAACAGACGCTTGGCTATGATGATGTATAAAATAGAGGACAATAGCAGGGAAAGCGTGGAAGTTATGGAGGACGCAGATTATACAAATACTGCTCCGACAATTCCAGCCCCTCCGACTATTCCTGTACCACCGACACCAAGCGTTGAAACGCAGTTGCCACCGATACCTCCGACAAACATTCAAGCAGAGGTCAATAACAAGCCTGTGAGCGAGCCAAAAGCTCAAGATGATAAAACTGTATCGCCAGCGTCAGAAAATGCGAAATCTGACATCGTGGCTGGGGAAACTGAACAAAAAGGCGATGTAGTACCGCCGCCTCCTCCGACAGTTGAACAACCAAAAACTGCGAGTGTACCTCCTACGCCACCGACTGCAACTCCTCCGGTGCAACCTACACCACCTGTTGCAGAGCAACCAAAAGCAGAAGTTAAAAAGGGCAGCATACAGGACTTGTATTAGTATGATTAAGGTTGAATTTAGTACAAAAGAAGAATGGCTTGAGGCAAGAAAAAGTTGCCTAACAGGCACAACGGTTGGGGAGCATATCGGCATTGTTAGCCCTTATGCTCCGAAAACCCCACAAGAAATGGAAAAAAGCCCTGCGGTTATTTTTGGCAAGAATTGTGAAACATCAATTTTAACGATATTCAAGAACTTGCCTGAAATCGCAAAACAAACGCTTGTAGAACCTACTATAATGCACACATTATGGTATTCTGATTATGACCCAAGAATTGCCGGAAGTTTTGACGCTCTTGCTTGGGAAAAAGGAATGGAGGGTTTTTGTGAATGTAAATCAACCGGAGCAGGACTTTATGACCTTAAAAACAGGGTAATCCCTGATACGACTTGGTTGCAAATTTTGCACTATTTTACAATAAATCCAAATTTTCAATTTTGTTATTTGGTTGTTTGCGACTATCCTCAATTTGGTAATCGCAGCGTAAAAATAGACTGGTTGCGTATTTCTCGTCAAGAGGTACAAGATAGGATAACAAATTTACAAGGTTGGCATGCTTATTTGTTAGCAAAAGGAGTGAGATAATGGGAACTGAAAAAGGCGTAAAACTTGATAACGGAAAAATTAGGCTGGGCTTGGTGCTTGGTGGTTTTGCGAAAGGATTAAAAGAGGTCGGTTGTATCGGCACTTTTGGGGCAAACAAATATTGTGATAACGGCTGGCAGACTGTTGATAATGGGGTAAAACGATATACTGACGCTCTTTTTAGACATCTTTTTGCTTGGCTTGAGGGCGATGAAATTGACGCCGAAAGCGGTTATAGGCACTTGGCACATGCCGCTTGGAATTGTCTTGCTCTTTTAACTTTGACACACATGCCCAAATTTTTATTGCCAAAATCTCAATGGGGCTGTGATGATATAAGTAAATTTGAACAGAGCAAAGATATGATTTGGAAAGAGTTACAAGAGCGAAATAACAGGGCTACAAACAGTCTTGGGAAAGATAATCAAAAATCATGGCAAAAACAATAGTCGGCATAATTTATAAGGCTGAAAATATACATACAGGCGAATGTTATATAGGACAAACGAAAAAAGATTTAGCAAGACGGATTTACGACCATGAATATGAGGCTTTTAACCGGAAAGCAACTGATAAATTTCATTCTGCTTTAAGAGAATGGGGGCGTAAGGCTTTTAATTGGTCAATAGTTGATGAATGTAATAACTATACAAAGTTGTCAAAGTTAGAGAAGAAATATATTAAACGATATGACGCTATTGATAATGGTTACAATACACAAATTCGCTTTGACGCTAATGCAATAAATCGCATAAATGAAACAAACTATGTCAATAATTTTCTCAAGAGAGTGCAATAATTATCAAAACTTGTGATATAATAAAATAGTAAGGACGGAAAAATGGAAAAGCAATACATAGATGTTACAAACATTGAGGAAAATCCAAAACTTTTTCTCAAAATATATAAAGCGAGTTATTGCGTAAATCGTAAGTATAAAGACAATTATCAAGGTTACGATATGGTAAAAAGACTTACTCCACAACAACTTGCTAATCAAGCATTAAAAGACGCCAAAAGGGGAGCAGCCTATGCACAATTTTTGGTTAAACCTGAAAACGCAATTTTATTAGTTTGTCGCAAAGAGGGTTTAACACGTAGGCAATTAGCGGAACTGATAGGCGTTAGGGTGTCAAGACTTGAAAACTGTTTGAGCAGAGATACTGTTTCAAAAGGCATAAAAGCATTATTGCAAGAAAGATTTAACTACGTATAAAGGGACAAAAAATGGAAATTGATTTTGAAACTGACCCGATAACCGAGCAAGAAGTTATATCATTATTAGGAAAGAATTACAAAGTACAAGGCGATGAATTAGTTTGGGCTTGCCCTGCTTGCAGAGGCATGGGAGGCGATAGAGCCGCAGATAACCTTAAATTTAACCGCTCAAAACATATTCTGAAATGCTTTGCTTGCGATTATGGTCAAGAAATAACGAGCATACTTGCTCGCAGGCGATTTGAGGCACAACAGGGAAATGGCGAGGATTTCTCTGCTCAAACCTCGCCTATATATACACCGCCACCACCAAGCATGCCAAGACAGGAAAAACCAAAAGAAAAAGAAATACCTCAAGACAAATTAGACGAGTATTATTGGGACTGCGGCGTAATGTTATTCAGACGCAAGGATATTCTGCGAAAAATGTTTGAAAAACATAGTATTATGCCTAAAACTGCCCTTGAATGTAATATAGGTTATGACGACAAAAAAGATATGCTCGTCTTTCCAAGTAGAGCGATAGGCAAAGACCCTACACAAAGCATGTTTCCTTATTGTGAGGCAAACGGAGCAGAATATAGAGAATACGCAGGCGAAAAGAAGATAAGACGCATAAGTGGTTATGATAGCCGTATTTGCCTTGTTACCGGAAACACTTTTGCTATGCGTGGAATTATTTGTGAGGGTTATAAAGACGCTTATAATCTTTATCAACTTATGAAGATTACCCAGCCTGAAATAATTAGCCATACTGCTATTTTTACAGTACAAAACGGTACAAATAGCATAAATACTGACTGTTGCTTACAAAAAGTAAATTGGCGTAGATTTGAAAGCATAGGACTTTGTATGGATAATGATAAGGCAGGGGACGAGGCAACCGAATTAGCGTTAGGTTTGTTTGACTGCATGGAAGATTTGCGACCGCAGTTAATAGCAGGGTATAATGACATTCAGAAACGATTTGAAAAAGAATTTGCCCCTCAAGTTGATATTGAAAAGGCATTACAAGCGTCTTGGATAGACGAAATGGCAGCAAGTGAATTATGCTGCGAAATGCAAGTACCGTTTTAAGAAAAGGATTTAACAAATGAAAAAATCAGACACACGAAAAGTTAAATTATGTCCTAATTGCGGAAGTATTTTAATGTGGTCATTCGCTATTAGAGGTTGCGAATATGTATGCGTTCCTTGTGGCGAGGGTTTTCCCTTATTTAACGATTTTGAGGATAAAATTATTTCACAAGACGAATACAACGCATTGAGAGAAAAATATAAAGACGATTTAGGTAAAATAGGTTTGCAAACCGCAAAAGCGGGAGGTGGCAAGTGTAATACTTGCGGAACTGCCTTTAATTGCGAAAATTGCAAAAGGCTTGAAAAACATAAGTTACAATATTTTGGAAAGGGTACGGTTAGAAATGTTGACAGTCGTATTAGTTAAACTTTGGAATACAATTTTTGATTTAATAGTGGTTTTTTGTATAGTTACGCTTTTTGCTGACTATATGCGTTGGAAACGCAAAAAAGAGATTATTATGGTTGATATGGCTGCCTTGTTTGACATCGTACCTATTCTCAAAAGGGGTGTGATGTGGGTAGAAAATAACCCAAACAATAATTTGAATGATTATTTGCAAGCCCATTTATCAGAATGTTTGCCATTTCCGACCGATTTATTAAAGGCTATAAGGTATCAGAACGCAGGCTATACTCTTGTTTTTTATACTGAAATGCCAAATTGTACTCGTCCACAACTTGCAAAATTATTGAATAATTGGCATTTAAAAGGCGATTTATGCCTTAATTTTAATGACGATTTTGGCGACCCAGCACAATTTAGAGAACTTTGCATTTATGAATTGCAAAAACATAGCAAGAGAGGTCAAAAAGTTAAAGGTATTATTGACACTTATCGCAGAGTAAATGCAAACGCAGACAAGTATTATGCACAAAAAGGAATAAAAGTATGTTAATATGTGATAATTGCGGCAAGTATGCCGAACAAAATCATAGTAAAACTGAAATATCAAGTATGCGTGATAGTAAAGGGTTTGAAACTAAAATTGATTTATGCGAAGAATGTTTTGACAATTTTAATGAAGAATTGCTAACGCTGGTCAATGCGTATCAACGCTATTCTAACACGCTTAAACATAAGGAGCAGAAATAATGCAGGAAAAACCACCTATACAACTCACACCGGAGCAAGAAAAAGCCTACAAGGCAAGAGCAAAGTATATCGAAAAGCACTCGGTTAAAAATCCAAATAACCCGAAGTATGAAATGGTTATTTTAGAAAAAGACGGCTCTTTGACTTTGACAGGAGGCAGCGAAAAGACAGGCGTTGCAGTTATAAATCGTGATACTATCAAACACCAAGACATGCCGTATTGGCGAGTTATTAAGGCTAATTTTGATTTTTATAAAAAGAAAAACCGAAAATACTACAATTTAATCGTGGAGTTTTTGCAAGAACGCAAAAAATGGGACGATATTCAAATGTGCTTTAAATGTCTTAACCATTTTGGCGAAGTGCTGGAAAAGCAGGATATTGATAGGTTGTTGTTCAAACTAAACCGCAAAAATCTTGACACTTATAATGCACTTATGCAAAATGTTGAGCAAATCTTAAAATCAGCAGAATTGTTTGGTTTTGCTATTGTAAAAAATGAGGACGGCAGCGAAACATCAGCAGAGCAACGGTTAAAAATTATTGCTGACAAAGTTAGAGAGGCGAGGGCTTTGATTACACAACAATATGAGGTAAATAAAAATGAGCAAAGCGACCGAAATCTTTAAACTACAAAGAGCCGTTTTTGGTGATGATTTGTGTTTAATTTATAACGAAAATCGTACTGTCATAGGTCAATATCCTACAACAAAAGACGACTTGAAAATTTTGCAGGGCGAATATAAAACATATTTTTGGGGTAAGCATAACGACAACACAGGCAAGACGGAATTTATTAGGCATTGTACGCAAGATGAAATAGATAAAATTGAGTGGTAACATGGGACGACCAATTCAAAATATTTATAAGTGTAACAATTACACTAAAAACTATAACTTAAATAAAACTTGCAAAAATTGCAAAAGATGTGTAATATATTATGATGAGTATTGTTATGACTATAAAGAAACCTTACTGCAAAAAGAGAAACGAAATATTGCCAATAGGTAAAAATATGCCGGAAGATTATTGCGTTGACTGCGAATATTTTGACAATGGCGACTGTTTTGCTGCTGACTTACCTACAAAATATGTGGGGGACATTATTCATATTGTCAAGCCGACTGCCAAAATTTTGAAATTTGAAAAAAAGAGAGAAAAAGGATAGTTGAACATTTACCTTATTGGATTATTAAATTGATTAAAACTCCCCAGCGAAATTAAAAAGTATGGGGACTTTTTATGTCTTTAGGTATATTTTATCATTAGACTATATAACCACTCTTAAAAACGCCTCCTAATAGCCTTAAAATGAAAGTGCCACCAAAGGCAGCACTCCGAGCGTTTTTTCAAAATGAAAAAGATTTAACGACTTAATTATACATCAAGCATGTAAAATAAGTCAATTATAATAAGTCAGAAACCGTCTGTAATATAGATTTTATGTACTTATCGCCATTAAAACCTTTTCGTCTTATACCTTTAAATTGAGTTAGGTAATCAGCCATAGCCTTTAAGTTAATAAAATCTCTTAAGGGCTTATTGCCCCTTGCATTATTTTTACGCTTACTCGCTAAAACAAGGTTTGATAGGTCAGTTGTGCCTCCTTGCTCTCTGCAAAGTAAATGTTCAAGACTGCAATTATCTTTAGTGAGCCTGTCGCCATAAAAACCTTTTTTAACTTGCGGTAATTTGCCCTTTTTATATAAGGTTTTAAGTACGGAATTGTAGCCACCAAAAGTAGGTTGTGGCTTAATAGGCTCTGTTCTCATAGGCGTTTCCTCTCTTATGTAATCAAAATATCTTTAAACAACCTGTCTATATCAGGCATAGGTTTAACGGTTTTTGCAGCCCAGCCAATATTCAAATATACAGCACTACCCATTGCGTTTGCCATAAAGTTGTTTACTCCGGTTGCTTTCAACATTTCCTTGAATAATCGGTTGTTTTCAGAAAAACTGACATCTATCGTTTCGATATATTCTTGTGGAATGTCATCGCAAACATAAACCGAAACATCGGTGTTTCCGTTATATCTACCAGCCTTTTTAAGTGTTTCAAGAAATCGGCATTCTCTCTCGGTCGCTTTTTCATTCAAATAAAGCAAGCCTCTTTCGATTAAGTCTTGCTCGGTTAAGTTTGATATAAGTAATTTGTGAGTGGCACAACCTATATCATGAATGTGGCTGGCTCTGACATCAACAAAAGTATTGTTTATAAAAGTAATGTTGTCGGTAAAGGTATAACGAGGTGCAAATATTACGCCTGCATGTGTTGCAAAAACCTCATTATCCTCAAGAATGAACTTGTTACCGTCCCCTATTTGTTGCAAACGGCTTTTATAAGTTAAAGGTTTAATCACATTTAACACTTGCTAAAGCCTCCATAAATAAAGTATCAATTTTGTTGCGAATATATCCGTCAAAAATAAATACAAGCCATTTTGGCAGGCGTTCTCTTACATATTTATACGCTTTCTCTTTCATTCCAGTAATGCTTGTTTTCTTGCCTCTGATTAGTTTAATCAGGAGTGTTTTAACTTGTGCCTTTAATTTTGCTGATAAAATCATTTCTTTGCCCTCTCTTGCTTTCGCACTTGTATTTTTAACTCGCCTCCGCATTTTTGGCAAGTTGTACCAAAACTATTAAATTTTTCGCCCTCTTTTTGTGGTTTCTGAATTTCACCGCATTTTTTACAAACAAAATCAAACATGTTCTACAAAACTCTCTCTTTCATTAAACAGGCAGAAAAATCCTTTTGAGTTTTTGCCCCATTGAGTAGTACACTTGGTTTCAATAGCCCAAATAGTAACTATATCGCCTTTTTTATATTGCCCGATAATTTTTGCGTCCATTCCTGCATGTTCTCTAATATTTAAAACAGAGGCGATAACTCTAACCTTTGCAGGCAGGTTATCGCCGACATTTTGTAGTTGAAGTTCAGCAGGTACAAAAAGTAAAGGAATAATATTATCAGGATTATTTCTATATAGAGCCAATTTGTCAGAGCGAATAAAATCAGAGCAAAGGTGTCCGTTGCCGTCTGCGACTTCAATATGTCCGTAAGGGTGGGTCGGTTGTTTGTTCCAAATTACAAGCGAACCAGCAGGTAAATTTGTAGTATCTTTGGACTGTTTGAGAAAACGCCATAAATTAGACATTTTAACTTTTGAAATCCATGTCCAAGCATTGCCACGATATTGTTTTGCAACTTGTTCCCCCATGACCATAGAGAGAGCGTCCCCAACGGCTAATGCACATTTACCTTGCGATTTTGTGCCTCCCATTTTGCTTGCCACCTTGTAGGCAGCCTCCCCGAATGCTTTGCCAAATTCTTTCATTATTTGCTCCCTATATTATTATCAAAGTCTTTTTTGTATTTTCTAAAGTCTTTGAAATCTTTTTTATCAAAACTATCCATATATTTTGCAGCAATATCAAGAGCCTTGTTAGCCGCTTTTATTGCTTTTGACGAATTTTTGCACGACTTATTGACTGTCGTTTCCGACTGTCTTTCAATGGCAGTATTTTGTGTTTCTGCAAATTGTGCAAGCATATCGCACAATGACTTAATTGCCGCTGCTATCGTCCCCAACATCGTCATCGCCTCCTATATGGCTATGCCTATTAAGTAGTTTTTCCACATTATCTAAAAACCATTCTGCAAGCAAATCAAATAAACGAGAGCCAAGATAACCGGAAGTAATACCAACTGCGATTAAAAATTCGCTGCTATCCGTTTTTTGCAGAACGATAAAACATACAATTATTGCAACTAAAACAGAGGTAACAACCATGCTTGTATAGGATTTAAGGTTGTATTTGCTGCTATGCGTATTAAGATATTTGGCAGTTCCACCGAGCAAGCCTAAAAAGCCAAATATCAAAAAGTGTATTAAGTCCTCTATCTTAAAGTTCATAGTAATTGTCCCTCTCTTTACTTTTGCATTTTGTGTAAATATGGCGAACAACCATGCAATTTACAAAAATATAAGGAATTAAAAATACAAAGAAAAATATCAAGTGAGCAGCAGTACACCATTGGCTTGAGCGATAAATATAAATATTCATCAAATAACAAGCAGCCAACCAAAATGGCGTCCATTTATAAATTTCAAGTGCTTTTCTATGTATTTTCATATATTACACTCCTATTCTTCTTGTCCTTTGGCGATTTTATATTCAGTGTACAGTTTTTCTTGAACTCTGCCAAGATAAGCAACAAGAGCCAAAAAAGCCTCCTCGTCCATACTAACTATTTTTTCAGGATTTTCAGTAGCGTCCCAAATAGCAATAGGATAAATAAGTTCAGGAAACATTTTACCTTTTTGTAAAAAGTCAATATATACACCGTCCTCGCCTTGAGCATTTTTTACCCAAAGAGGCTTGTATTTATTGCCATTTGCAGGATAAATAACAGGTTTATCAAGGGCAGCCTTATAATTCAAATATGCGTCAGAATTATAATTTTCCCCTGATATTTCTTGTCCGATTAAGAATATGTTGTATTCATCATCGGTCAAAAATGCCTCGTCATAACTATATTTAATGTTTTTTATTTCTTCATTTTGAGGGTCAACGACTTCCTCGCTTTTAAAATTTTTTCTAATATACCAACCATTAAGTGCTTTTTCCACTCTTTCAGGTTTATCGTTAATCTTTTCTGCTCTTTTGAATGTTATCGCCATTTTGTTCCCCTTTTTCTTTAATCTTATCACTATTTTGCTTTTTCTGCAAATTTAACGATTTGGAATGTTTGCTAATTACCGATTTGCAGGCTTTTATGCTGATTTTCTTTGCAATATATTTTTCTCTGATTAGCCATGTATCTGAATGTTTGAAATAACCCATATACGAAAGGACTTGGCATGCGTCATACCAAGTCAATTTCTCTTTTTTCTCTAATTTTGAGGCTTTTCGTGTCGCTTTATACATAATAGGTTTTCTCAATATTGTTTTATCTCGGTAGAACTTAAAGCCTATAAAATCAAGGGGTCTGCCCTTACGTTTGCCGTTTTTGTCTATATAATCAAATCTGAATATTTGCCAATTATCTTTTATATCCAAATCTAATGTTTTTAAAAACTCTCTAATTTTCTCAAGGCAACACTTTAACTCTTTTTTATTCTTGCCAAACATAATCATATCGTCCATGTATCGAACATAGCAACGAATGTGTAATTTCTCTTTTATAAAATGGTCAAGGTCTTGTAAATACCAGTTTGCAAACCATTGAGAAGTGTAATATCCTATTGGCAAGCCTATATCAACATCTTGTCCCTCAAAAGATACGATGTTAGACTGCAAAATTGTATTTAAGAGCCACAACATACGCTCGTCTTTGATTTTATTAGCAAATTTTTGTTTCAGAATATTTATGTTTATACTTTGGAAAAAGTGATGAATGTCTATTTTTAAGACATATTTAATATTTGATTTATTCCATTTACAATTTTTAGGTGGATTAGATATATTGTTTTTGCGTATATATTTTTCAATATACTTTTTGCCAAGCGTTGCTCCTCTGTCCGGTATTGAGCCACAAGAATATTCATACATGCCTTTATAGAACATTGGTTGCAGCGTTTGTACGACTGCATGATGAATAATTTGTTCATAGCAATAGTCAGGACGGATAATAAGGCGTTTCTTTTGGGTAATTCCGTCATTTATAACCTCTGCTTTATGTTTGCGAGGTTTCCAAGTTTGCTCGGTAAGTTCTTTTACAATTTTCTTTATATGCTTATCAGGATTAAGAAAAACATCTTCTACATCGTCCCTGTCCCTCTTTTTAAGAGAGGAACGGTTTATCGCTTTCGCAAGGTTGCCATATTCAATAAACTTTTCAAATTGATGTTTATAGGTTTTTGCCATGTGTTCTCTCTTGATTTTCTTGTAGCCTCGCAGACTTTCGTTACCTACTAATCCACGCCTTTGTCAGCCTAATTTTTACCAAGTGGTAAGGAATATGGAATACATTTGAAAGTTATATATAACGAAACGATATATATACGATTTTATATGTTCATAAGGATATTTCTACAAGATAGGGACGACCCGATGTTCCAATTCGCATTCGAGGGGGCATTGTTCAAATTCGTAGCGAAAGCCCCGACTATCAAGCCATTGTTGCAATTACTGCCGACATGAGCCGCTGCCGTACTCCAAATCCCTGAAATCTTATAAAGTTGTCAAGATACGAACAAAAATATAGTATCACATGTCCGTATCTTTTGCAACTTTTATGTCCGAAACGCTTATGTGGTGCGGTTTTCGTTTCAGGGGGACAAGTCCCCCTGCTCCCCCTATTGTAAAGGTGGTATTAAACCACATACCGTCTGTGTAGTATGTTGATGACGAACCGTTTGCTTGTGTAGGGAAAAATCCGTAAGGAGCGACAAGCGACCCTGCTGAAATATAGCCCCCACTTGTGCCTGACGGCGTTAAGCCAAGAGAAATATAGCCGCTACCTGACATGTTGTATTCGTCAACAGTTGAACCGTCAGCAGTTCCTCTTGTTAGTTTAATCATTTGAACGCCATTGACCATAATCCAGCCGACAATTCTATTCCAAACATCACCCCAAGGGTTTTCGATACCAAATACCTTGACTACTCCTCTATTTGTATTATAGCCATAAAACAGTCCAAGAGCGTTGCCAAGTCCTGTTTGCAATAGGTTTGGCGATGATGATGTGCCACCTGTATAATAGCCATTACCAAATACAGTCTGACTATCAGTAGATTTACCAACCAGCACACACAAATCTCTTAAAAGCAGCCAGTCTGCAAGCGTTCCATTAGTCCAATAAGTGCCATTTGCACTCGCCCAAAGGATTTCGTTTGTCATTGTACTATTTGTATAAGGTGTTCTGCCCGACATAGAGCGTAATTGGTTAGATACATTACTTGCCTCATAAGCAGCCATAAACATTTCAGTAATTAGGTCGCCGTCTTTGTTGATGTGCGTATAGCATTGCCAATTATCGTCAATTTTTCTATTAGCAAACCAATAATAATCCTTATAGCCGTCAGTTTCATAATAACGCCAAACTTGAGGAAAACCAACCATAACATTACCAGCATAAGATGTATTTGTAATGTCTGACGCAGTTCCGTCTTTCTTTTGTGCGTAATTATCAGGATTTAATTCATAGTCAACAGTTCCGTCATATTTTAACATTACTGGACGAGGCATGAAAAACGCATTTTTCCAGTCGCCATATGCAGACTTAAAGTTTTCGTTATGACCTACATAGTGTACCCTTGTGGCTGGGTTGCTATCAGCCGTATCAATATAATAACCATAAATTGTCGTTCCAAAAAGGTTTCTTGGGTCAAGGTTTACAACCCCATTTACTGATACAGGAAAAGCCCTATAATAATATTCAACAGTTGTGCTTGGAACATTATCAACCAAAGCAGTATTATTATATGCGTCTTTTGTTGTATTTTCTGCAACTACAACACCGTCCTCTGTACTTTGTGGATATGCTCCTGCTTTTCTGACAATAATCGTTTTAGCCCAAGTACACAAAATATGGTTATCAATTATTGTGTCCGCTGGGTCTTGCCAGTTTAATGAATAATTAGAGCCGTCAGAACTTCTTTCAACTCTCAAATTGTAACAAGCAGATGTAGGAATACCCTCGTTGCCACTTCCGGTAGTGCCACCACCACCGCCGCTACTTGAGCCTCCTCCTGCTGTTTGACTAATTCTGCCATAATCTATCACGCTAAAGTCCTCCCCTGTATAATTTAAAGTAAATCGGGCTATTGTGCAATATCTTTCAAATTGATTTGCGATAGCCAGCATTGAACTGTCCAAAGCAGGGTCAGCCGCAGCCGCACTTGCCAAATCATCATATTGCGTGTCGCCTGTAACATACAAATAATTTGTTGTGTATGGAGTTGTGCCAGCAGTAGGCAAACCAACGAGCCATACATTCATAAATTTTCCGCTTTCAAGAGCCGTCAATGTGTAATCATTGTTATACATTGGAGCATTTGTCGCAACATTTACAGGCACAATTTCAGCCTGACCGCCCTCACAAGCGAGGACATTTTCTGCGGTTGCTCTTGCTTGCATATATATTGACCCTGTGCTTGTTGTAGCAAGGGTTTGAGAAAAATTTGCCAAACCTATTTTTGCTTGATTTATAACTGGGTATCTTTGTTGCGGTGTATCTGTAACAACATTTGAAATCTGACCACCGCTTAATACGACCATTCCTGTCGTAGCGTTCAAATATTCAATAACGCTTTCAGATGTGCCACCAAGTCCCCAAGTTTGAATTGCAAATTTATTACCGTCAGCCAAAATAACAATTTCGCAAATATGATGAACAAAATCACTTTGTACTGTCGGATAACCTGTTGACCATTCTAACGCCTGTGTCTGCGTATTGTAATATAAATAATGTTTTCCAACATCGGTAGGCATATCATCTGCAATAAAATTTGATAAAGCAGGCACTAAAACGCCTCCGAGATAGAATACGCCCCCTATGCCCATGACTGTACCAGCCGACCAGTCAATAGTTATTGTAGGAGCAGTCGCCCAACCTGTATCAGTATTAAAAGCCCCAGCCGTTACCGATAATCTGCCGTTGCTATCGAGCGTAATGAGGTTGTTTTCGTCTGTACTTACAATTCCTTTGATAAGGTTTTGTAATGTAATTCTTGCACCGTCCCCTTGAGCAATATTGTTAATGCCTAACAAATATTGACTTAACTGCATTTCCGTCAATTCGTGGAAAGAGTTGATAGGAGTTGTTTGCGTAATGTTTCCTATTGGTGTGTTCATTGACATTGTAAAGTCCTCCCCTTATGTTGTATA